CCAATTACATCGACATCGTGTCTGTACGGAAGAATCAATCCACCTTCAGATCTTAAGTTTTCTATTTCTGAAGCGGCTTTTTCTATTTCATCTGGCTCTGCTGGTTGATCAGCTGTTCCAATAATGTATTTGTATAAAGGAAATAATTCTCTATGAACAAGATTTTGGATGTCTTCTTCCATCTGTCTTAAGGCAACTACGTCATCCATTACGTTAGACAAGTATGGCGTACCGAAAGCTCTGCCTGGTTTTCTGTCAAAGAATAAATGTATTACTCTGTCAGCTGACCAAACTGGATCTCGGTCAGTAGGAGCATAAGTCAATGGATCCGTTCTTTGCAAATAGGTTTTAGGTCTATTATGCTTATCTCTCATTATTCTTACTTGCTCAGTGGGAATTAAATAATAACCAACTATTGGTTGAGTAGAACTTACTGGAGTAAGATTTCTTGGGAAATAATCATTTAACTCTCCTCTTGCTTTTACGGCAAAAACGTTTGAGAATTTTATTAGCTGATCTGACATTTCAATAAGGAGATCCAAGAATGGTCTCTTCATTGCCATCTCCATGTAATCTATTCTTTGGTATAGATAAGAAACAGCTTCTTGATTTTCTCCAACTATTTTCCAACCTTCTTTCCAAAATAGATCTTTATATTTTGAAACAGCTTGTTTGACATATGAGTCAGTATCTACTGCTTGAAGGATTCTTTCGAAGTCATAAGGAGATGGTTCAAAGTTACTTCTACCTGCGTAGTAATAGTTTGTTCCTTGATATCCAAGAGCCAAGGAGGCTACTTTAAATATCTTACTTATTGACTTTGAGTCTTCTGGATTTACCTTTTTAGCAACAAAGTCTCCTGCGGACTCGTCATTGCGTACAGGGAAATATTTTTTAATAGCCATTCTTTAGCCGCCTAAATACGAGGGAATACTAAGATATAGTAGACCTTTATATTAATTTAATTAGCTTCTTGGTTTAAGTTGCTAAGAGTCTTCTGCAAAATAATGGTTTTTACCCACTCAAGCCAAAAAACTGTATCTGATTCAGGGAAATCGCTCTTGTATGCTACGTTAGCTTCTGAAAGAGTAATCTCAATCTTGAATTCTTTTTTAGGCTCTGGCGTTACTGCTGCTTCTACTGTTTCGAGTTCTTCGCTCATGTGATAATTATCCTTTTTTAGATTTTGATAGTCTATACTATCAGACTTACTCCAAGACCGCAAGTCTTGCCTCAAGAGCTTCTATTTTTTCATTAAGTTTCTGAACTGTCAAAACTAAAGCTGGAACCAAACCCTCATAGTTAACAGCTCTTAATTGATCTGCGTCTTTACCATCTGGATCCTTAAACTTATGACTGGTTTCAAGTTGAGGAAATAATTCTTTAAACTCATCTGCGATAACTCCAATTTGACGAAACTCAGATGGAGATTCTTCATCGCGAGTAATTGGATTCAACATATTAAATTCCCAAATTTTTATATCATTTAAAATTTTATTTACCCAATTGTCCGCAGGTTCTTCTATATTTCTTTTTATTCTTCTGTCAGAAAAAGAGTTATAAGTTATATACTGCCAATGGTTATTGTCTACAACGGTAAATAAGTCTGTACCATCCCAACCAAATGCTATTGTATTATAGCTCGGACCAGGACCATAATTAGCTCCTCCGTAAACTATTCCCTCAGAGTTTATTACCGTTCCAGCGCCATTAGATGCAACGACCACTTCGTCATAAGCTACTGAAGTGTATTGATTATTGCCTACGGAAACCATACCTGATTTGTTAACGCCAATTGCAAAAAGAAAACCAAAGTAAGAAACTCCTGGACCATACGTAGACTGAATAGTCCCGGTTGTATCAATCGTTAATCCACCAATTTGGCCACTTGTTGCTGATACTTTACCCTTTACCTCGAGTTCAGAAGCTCCATTGTAATATATGTAAGAATCGTTTGTTCCTACTTTAAATTCTGGTGTAGAAATTGTATTGCCGGCAGTGTCGCTCTTCCATCTATTATTTGCGTTGATGAAAACTGATCCAGCAGTGAGTGTTCCTCTAATTGCTGCTGTTGAGAACTCTGCTCTTCCGTCACCGCTGATCACCCAGCCAGTAGACCCAGAAGTCCAAACTCCAGTGTTGTTATTGTAAGCACCGTTGTAATTAGATGATCTTATAATCGCCATGTTTGCTGGAGCAACTATGTTTGACTGGGTACCTTGTTGTTTTAGAATTATTTCGTGTGCACCAATTGTTCCAGCAGTAATTTTTGCAGCTGTTAAATTTGCAATGTGTGAACCTGGGATCATGTCTGTAGCCGTCGAAGCTTTAAGGCCAGAACTTGGAGTCCAACCGCTTTCGTTACCAGAAGTGTCAATAGTTTTGACTCTTCCATAATAAACAACATCAGTTTGGGCTACTGTGGCATCGGCTGCATTACTATTATCTGGAACGTCTACTGCAAAAACAGATGATGATACTGTTCCTGAAGATATGAGTGTTGTGCCAAGGGCATCTGAGTAGAGCTCATACTTATAGCCACTAACGTCTAGTTCTACTGTTGGTTCAAATTGAAACATAACAGATTTATAATTTCCATAAATGTAAAATGTATTTATATCTATTGAACCTGGAATGGTTTGATCTTTTGGAGTATGAATTCTAATAGATTCATATGGATCATCTATCGCGGATATTTCAGTATTCTTAACCTTTAGCGCAACTAGATAATCTTGGTCTGGCTTTAGGCCTGTTATTGTTTTAGTTATTTTTGCCATTATTTCACACTACCTGTTGTTCTAAAAGATATGCTTGGGTTAATTTCTTCTTGATCTATCTCTAGCGAATAGTTTTTAGAAAAAGAATAATTTTCTATTTTTATATCATTGCCCGTAGAGCTTGTGTTCTTGTTTGATTTTACTTCAATTTCAAAAGTAAATTCTCCATATATTTCATCATAAGTTGAAAACATGTTTAGATCTTCAACACTAAACGTATATATTAATTGGTTTTCCTGGGTTGTTGATGCGTACAAATCTAATTCTATATTTTCTTTTACAATACTTTGACCAGCACCGTTGACTGAAGTCTTAACTATTTTTAAAGTTGCCATTCCAGAACTTGGACTTTTTTCTGCGTATATTTTTAAGTTTGGACCTGAAAAACTTCCCATTACTTTTGAACCAGGAGTTGAACTTTTTTTATTACTCCAAATTCCAGTATCACCTAAATAGCTTATGTTTGCAATTCTTGCGTTTAAAGAATCTCCAGTGACTACGGTTGAATAAAAGTTTATACTGTTAGATGATCCTTGAGTTTCACTTCCTGTAAAATTTGCTCCACCTGGGTTAGTTGTTGAAATATAACTGTTGCCAGATAATGTCAAATATTGTATATCATCTTTGTGATAATAAATATAATAATTACCTAATGGTTTTTCACTTGCATTAACAGCTGTAGTTGATTTGAACCATAGATTATTCTTATAGCTAGGTAATAGTGGCGTACCGACCAATAAGCTTTGAGTAACTGTATACGCAGTATCCGTTTCATAAACCACCACGTAGGAGTCTGAATCAGCTTTATTTTTGATAAGACCATCTTCAAAATAATAATATCTATTCAAGTCTAGATCATTAAGATTAACCTGTAGCCAATCTCCAACTTTTAAATGCTCATTTAAGTGTGGAAATATTATCTTTCTTCTTACAGGAGGAGTTATTGTTGCTGAAGATTTTGTATAAGTAAACCAAGTCATATTTATACCTCATTATACAATATTTCAAACTCATATGAGTTTAATTTATCATCTTCTATTTCTACTTCAAATGTGGCATCAAAAATTACACCGCCACCAGTTAAAATGCTTTGAGTTAAATTGGTTAAAGTTAAATTGCTATAAGGGCTAGTCAAAGCTGAATTATAATAATCATCTCTAGCAGATGAATAATCTATAGCAGACGCACTAATCGGCATTGACCCATCTATCCCAGAATGGGAATGGTTTGACACATTTACGCCACCAATTTTTACACCTTCGGCTACATCAATATCTCCAGTGATTATCCCACCATCTCTTCTTAAATACTGCGGATGAGCATCTCCTTCTAAATCATCCAGATCACCGTGCGATGATCTTAGGCCCATTCTCTTCTCTGAATCAATAGGAATGTCAAAGAATATTTGTTTATACTTTTCTAATTCTTCTGTTTCTACAGTAATAAGAACCTTTATTCTTTGTGCGGCCAAAGATTCTAACTGGGTTATGTAGTTTACATACCTTCTCTTAAGTCTTATCATTTGGGAAAGAGCATCTAGCTTTTTGCTCATTTGTGCTCTTCTTTCGACATAGTCAGAAGTAACAGAGCCTAAGTTTCCTGTTATAGAGTTTCTTGCTACAATTATTTCGCCAAGTAAAGTTGGACACTCATTTGCTATAGCTGTTGTTGTGAAGTCTAACATTAATGGTTCTACAACCTTTGACTTAAAGCTAAGAGCTGGCAATAAGTAGTTAGAGTAAAACACGCTACAGGTATCTACTGTATCTCTTTTTAGGCCATTAGATAAAGATTGTATTTCTGATATATACGAGTTTATTTTGATCGAAAAAAAAGCTTGGAATTGGGCTGCTTGTTTTTTAGAGATTTGATCCAGTTCGGATTGGGGAATTGATGTGGGCGGGTCTGTGATTTCCTTGGCAAGCTGTTTCGTATAGTGGAGTGCTGTTTTTGCCCAATCGGATAAGTGCCTTGCAATTTCGCCTTCTGTTTCATCCCTATATTCCTCCCCAAATTGATGTGTAACTATATTCTTAATTGTTAATATTTCGTTTCTTAAATATGACAATACTTTTTTAGTTTCCGCCAAATGACCAAAAGATGTGTAATTTATTGTTAGATCATATTGCTTAATTAGTTCTCTACATGATCTACAGAGGTGCTTAGATGCATATTGATATTCTGTATATGGAATAAAATTTGGAAAAGAGAGTAGGCTGGCTTTTTCGTTATGCTTTAGAGCATCTTGCCACACGGCCTTATGTGAATTCTCTAAATCAATATTGCAATAGGCATTGATATTTACTTGGTCTAGGTTTGATTCTATTTCTTTTAACAACTGGGTAATCACAGACTCACAGTAATAAACATTATTTCTTACTTCTGTAATTGCCGGATGAGACAAGGTTGTTATATACCTTGTGTCTGGACTATTATTCCCATACATGCTATTTATAGAATTTCTAGTTCCAAGCGAAAGAAGACTTGATGACTCGTTTGCTGTATCGGAAAATACATCCTCTACAGGATTACTTTGCCCTAAACCATATTGTGCCATTAGAATGTCTTTCTTTTAATCTTTGAATTAGATCTGCCACCAAAAGATTTTTTATAACCAAATTTTGATGGCATAAGTTTGTCTGCTCTTCCAGTTAAACCAGTTCCTATTTTATCATCTTTATCGTCATCATTATCGTTTACTGGCTTTGGCATAAAGAATGTGTTGGAAAATGATTCTGTTCTTGATGCAAAACGAGCCTTGTGTAGATCGCTATAGTTTTCCGTAATAGCCAAAAGCGCCAGTATTAAAGCATCGTGTGCGTGATCCACTGCTGAGCCGCCGGCCTCAAACACAGGTCTTCCAGTTTGGGTAGTTCTTACAACAACGTAGGAAATCAATTGCATGTATATTTCTGCGTCTCTTTCAGAAATAGCTAAAACTTCTTTTTCTAGATATTGTCTAAGATTATCGACCATGTACGGTTTGATTTCTTTTTTAACATTTTGTTTTGTATATGGGTCTTTAACATCTATAGTTTCACTAAAGCTGACGCCTTTAACTCTTTCCTTCAAGCCACTCATAGGATTTTCCACACCGTACTTATGCAGAAGTTCGACTTGGACTTCTCCATAGCCTCTGTCAACGTAAATATGTTTTGGTTTAAAGATGTTATTAAGCTCAACTATTCTAGATACAGCTTTAGTCAAAGTATATTCTGATCTAGGTATTTCTTCTCTATAGCAAATTTTTACTTTGTTTCTAAATCTTTCTTCTTCATAAGAATCAGAACATGCTTCTAAAACAACTATATTAGTTCCGGCTCCATACTTATCCCAGTCAACACCTATTGTGTGAAAGCTTCTTGCTGAAGTAAGTTCAGGGTGATAGTCCCAACCTGGTTCCATAAATGCTTTGTCAACATATTTTCTAGGATAGACGCCTTCTGCGTCTTCGCCCCAGTCAGCTTCAATTTCGTGCCTATATCCAATTTCTGAATATTGTTCTCTAAATTCATCTTCTTGATCTTTAGAAAAATATGGGTTGCAATACGATGGAAACCAAAATTCTTTAAATCTTTCGCTTCTGCACCATTCCCAAAATCTTTCTCTTCTACCAGTTGGAGTAGAGGCACCGATCAAAACTTTATCAGGTTGGTCTTCTGCTGTTTTTTGAAGCATTGCATAAAGTGCATCCAGGTCGTCGGCGTGCATGTAGTCCATTTCGTCTAATACAATCATATGTGCTTCCTGACCACGAGCAACGTCTGATTTACCACCTGAGCGCATACCTGATGTAAAGAATCTAATGGTTGAACCATTACTGAATTGAATCATGAATTGAGGGCTTGTTACTTTTCTTGTTATTGAGTTTGTAACAATTTCATTCTTAGAAGCAAGTCTTAAAATTTCTTGATAGATTAATTCGACGTGTGATTTCATTGGCGCAATAACAAGACATCTTCCGTCCTTGTGCGTATAGCTATAGTGGATAAGTGCAATAGCCATACTAAAAGTTTTACCAAGACGACGACCAGCTCTAAGAACTTTTCTAACTGATGGATCACGAAGAATTAGAGTTTGATAGACCCTAGTCTCTGCTTCAAGAAATTGTCTAGCCCATACACATGGATCTTTAGCTATGTGTATTTGCCTTTGTTGTTCAGCTGAAATTCCTAAATCCATTAATTCAAGATCTAATTCAAATGGCTCATCAACCAAAAGTGCTAGTTCTCTATTTGTTAATGGTCTTTCCATAATTGGTTCACCGCTAGCCCAATTAAGATGATTTAATTTATTTTTAAATACCCATTCAATTCTATTTATTTGTTTGAATGTTTCAACATCTTGGTCTTTAATAATTTCAATTAAATCTTCTCTAGAAAGTTTTTCTAATGACTTTCTAAATGCTATCGTTTTACTTTGCAAGGAGTTCATAGGTTATCCAAAATGGGCTGCCATCATACTAGCCTCTGATCCAAGTAAGCTTCGTGCATTAAGTCTTGAATTTTGAATTGCCATAACACCTCTAGCTCTTGAAGTTGCTGCTACTTCGTTGTCTTTAAATCCTGTACCAAACATTGGTTTATTAATAGTTCCTTGCATTGACTTCATGGCATCTTTAGCAAAGTTTATTCCACCAACTGCCATTTTACCAATACCCTTACCTATATCATACATCAATTGCCCGGTAGCTAACACGTTAAGTGGCCCTAATGCTGCACCGCCAATTCTTGCTGCGCCCATTGCTCCCATTTTTGCGGCAACTGCTCTACTTCCGCCAGATCTAGCATACTGAGCTGCCATCCCCACCATCTTGGCGCCACCTTGACCTCTATTAATGAAGTTTCCAGCGTATTTTCCTGCTGTACCAAAATCATCCATAAACTGAGCAACTCCCGAATAGCCACCTAATTTACCTGCAACTCTTTTAGCAACGACTCTTTGCCCACTGGTCATATTGCCAGCATTTAGTGCTCCATGATAATATGATGTTATTCTATTACTTAAAGCTCCCCTGGTCATGGTCGAAGCAACTGCAGCAGATGGATTTGCAGTTAACGCAGCAGCATTAGCTGCAGCTGCAGCATTGCCAACTGTAACCGCACCTCTTCCAGCTGCTCTTACGCTCATTCTTAAAGCATCGTCTGTTATCATTCCGGGTGGGGCCATACTGGCCATTGCCCTTACGTTTGCTCTTGCAGATGTGGCCGCAGCGTTGACTGCTCGTCCATTCACTATTGTATTCATTGCTGGATTTGCAGCGCTTTGAACTTGGCCTATATTACTTACTATATTAGCTCTTTGGGCTTGAGCTCTAGTGAATCTTTTTAATTCTCTACCCCTTAAGGCGCTAGCTCCTCCTCTAGCTTCACCAACAGCAATTGTTTTTTCTATTCCAGAAAGTTTGTTAAGAGTATCTATTCTACCTAGTACGCCACCACTAAATGCTCTATCTGTTTTTGGATCAAAATCATCTGCGATCCCCATTGCTTTTCTAAAGCCTTCATTTTTTGATAACTTTCCAGTAATAGAGTTTACTGCACCACTAAAAACTTGAAAAGGATTATAGGCTCCCTTTATATCTCCACCACCAAGTGCAGCAACGCTATTCATTCTATTTACTGCTCTTGTGTTGAAGATGTTAGTTCTACCCGGATTTGCCCTTGCTGTTTTACCAGCTGCTGATGCTCTAGCTGCTCTTCTTGACAAAAATGGTGATATATTGTGTGGACTTCTACTTGCTCCACCAAAAAATGATGACGGACCTCCTGGTTGATACATTCGACCATTTACAACTCCACCAAACTTTTTAGCTCTAGCTATTTGGCGGGCATTTCCAGGACCAGCAACGTCGTGAAAACCACCTCTAAGCATTGTATTTCCATAGCGCCTAGAGTTAATTAATGCAGCCTGCATGATTCCAGGCGTGAACATAGCAAAGTCGTAAGGACTACTTA